TCCGGGAACTTAAGTGTACCACGTTGCGGCAGATTTATGGTATGGTGCTTGTAACAACTCCCCGTGTGGGAATTGCCGAGCGGCTGCTACTGCTCAAAATCTCGACAACTGTGGGTGGGGCGGGTAAGCCAGCAGCCGCTCCCCGCTCTGCCTACGGCTTTGGGAAATACGAATGGCGACGAAATTAAAGACTCAAATTTCGCAGGAATGCAAGCCAATTAGGCGTGGCGTGTTCCTTGATTTGCGGCGTGGGTATTTCGTTGCTTTGGACGGCACACACGGGCCGTGGCGATTACGCGAAGAAGCGGAACAAGCGTATCAGCGTCTTTGCGCGGCTGAAGCGGCGAAGGTTGCAGCGCGTAGCGTTCGCGTGGCTTGGGCAATTAACGCGAATCAACAGGCAGCGGCAGAGCGCAAGAACGCAGTCCGAGCGGCAGCAAAGGTTGCTGCTGGTGCAAAGGAATCAAAGCGGATTGCACGCGCTGAAGGCAAACACGCGATAATTCGCGAGTCGTACGCTTGTGCGCGGCGTGGCGATTTCCGTGGGTGGGCGCGGTTGCACCTTGATTCACGAAGTAAACACGGCAAGGTTTATGAACTACCAGCCGATGCGGATTGTCAACTCATGTGGTTGATTTACCGCCACCGTCCAGAGGGGTTTGAGGTAGACCACATCATTCCACTTGGTAAGGGCAAGCATCATCAAGACAACTTGCAGTACCTTCGTGCGAGCGCGAACTCGCGCAAGGGCGCATCACTGAAGTATCGTTACGCTGATGGTGACCGCATTGAGTGGAAGACCGTCTTGTTAGCGGCAGGTGTTCCGATGTGGAGAATTACAAGCAAATACTGACAAACAAACGCATTATTTCCAAACTCTTTGACCTGGTCGATACGCGCCGATGACGGCATATGCCAACAGGCGATTGACACTTGGTCGAAGGGATGCGGAGACACGGACGGCGGAACGTCCGGCGAAATCATGGGTAAGGCAAGCAACCGTCATGTGGGTTCACCGAATAGTTTCGGATCCCGTAGTGCTTCCAGCGTGGCAACTGCGCTTTGTGCAGAAGGTATGAATAGGACGGTAGTAAGACCTTTGTGATCGGTGAGATACCCGGCGAAGGCCGACTGTGTTTGACAGTCGTAGGTGCAGGTGCGCAACCTAAGCGAATTTGTCCTCGCTAAAATAGGGCAGCACCCTCTTCTGTTGATGCGCGGCTCCGGCCATGCAACGACGCAGTAGCCCCGCCGAGGGGTTACTGCATCCACGCTCTCCGGTCATGCAACGAGGGATGTGCGAAGCCAAGCAGTACGTCAACGAAGCGTCAGCATCGAAGTGCTGGGATTGAAAGAGATTTGAAAAATCTCGTCCTTCCCTTCCGATCTACATCCCCGCTCTAGCACCGGCATTGAGCCTTGCTGAAATCAAAAAAAATCACGTTGTATGCACGTTGTTGTGACATGCATAGATTTGCGCAAATCTTGATACATGTATATACTCTCGCGTATGACAACAATTACATGGATGGACAACCGCAAGTTGATGGATGAACTGTGGCCAAAGTGGAGACTTGAGCCTGTATTGTCGAGCATTTTGAACGAGAAGTGGGGTCAACTGCATCAGGACAAACTGCAAAGTTGCATTCGCCAGCACCGTTTAGTGCGCGACTCAAAGCCTGATATATCAGCGATACACAAGGCGTACTGCGCTTTGATCCCTCAGAACTTGGTAGGTGAACGCGAGGTTGAGCAGACTCGCAACGACCTACAGCGTTGCACCCCGATCAGCCCTGAAGAGTTTGCTGCCTGGGATGTGTGGGCTGAAGCGATGTTGAAGAACGTGACGAACGAAGAACTGAAACAAGTGCATGAGTTCATTGGTCATGTACCGGAGTCACGCCGAATCCTTGCCGTTGCAGTTGAGCATGTCCGCAAGCCGAGTGTGAGATACGCGTGAGGTACGAGAGCAAACCAGTATTACTGCACATGAACGCACTTGCCATGTATTTGCGAGGAGAAGGCTTTACCGTTGGAATGACGCACACCGGATTTATTGCCATTGACTTGGAAGGTGTGGTGTTTCAGGTCAGCCCGTTCAGGACAAGCGCACAGATTCAGCACCCCATACACAAACGATTCCGTGAGGAATACTCGCGCAAACTTCCACAAACGCATTGGTTTGATGAGCGGATGGAAATTCTGATTAAATGGGCAAGCGACCCAAAGAGCAAGGAATGGACTCGAAAGATGTCAACATCAAGACGAACTAACCCATGATGTACCCAACCACCCGCAACAAAGCCAAGATCCTCCGAGCAGCCATGTACCTACGGCATGAAGGCTTTACCGTTGGCCAAACAAAGACAGGGTTTGTTGCTGTTGACGATGACGGCATTGTCATTCAAGCAACCCCGTACCGCACCAGCGCACAGATCTTTCATCCCGTACTCAAGATCTATCGTGAGGAATATGCGCTATCCCTGCAAGAAATCTATTGGTTCACCGAAAAACTGTCATTGTTGACAGAGTGGGCAAAGGATCCAAACGCCAAGGAACCTGGTCGCGTGTTGTCAGTTTCCCGCAGACCCGTACCGTCACGCCAAAGAACCGCATGATCCATACGCTTTGTGCTGTACCGCTTGCATTAATGTTCCTTGCCGCCTGTGGGGTGTGGCTATGGTTCTTTGACGATTCATCTCCAGATTACTAATGAGACACACCAACCTACCCAACCATTTCTATGTGCAAGTTGACAACCAATACCTTGGCCTAGCCATGCCATCCGGCACAACGCCCGGTATGTGGCATGCGATCTACGCTCGACCCGGTCAGTACTTGTCTTGCCATGTGATCCTCGCGTCAGGAGCGCACTGGTCAGGTCTGCCGCTACACGCGCTGTCAACGACCGATTCGTTTGACCCTGACTTTGATGACTCCTCGCAGCCGTGGGGAGCAATGGGTAATGACATCGAAGCCGTGCAATTTAAGGCACTTGAAGGTCTGACTGTCAACGCGTTCCGCGCCGAAACGTCAGGCATACACACAGGTATTGTTATTGATTGGGCTGATGGTTACTCGCAGTACCCCGCAGAACACAAGCCGTTGAGCCTGATCATTGCTGACGAAGGTTACTTCTTGCTGTTGCCCAACAACCACTTTACCGTTAAGGACAAGCATTTCGTTGACACCAAGAAGTACGTTGATCAAATGAAATTCTATAAACGAGGCGATCTCGTATATTGGGAAACTGATTGACTTATATACTGACGTAGATGACTATAAACACTTACGACGAATTTAAAACGCATATCCGCGAGACACTTGAGTCGCAAGGATCGACACGCGGGGAACTTGCAGTTGCGATGGATCGCGCAGGGATACTCCGAGCGCACACGGTGAGGTGCTTGCTTGGTACGCCTGGTACGGTGATCGGTAAACGAAAGCCAGCATTTGACTCTGCGCTTGCCATTGCCGGCGCAGCAGGGTTTGACATCGTCCTGCGTAAACGCACATGATCACCAAGCGTATAGCCATCGTCGCTGTCAATGAAGACGGCTATCGCATCGGGCAATCGCATCACAACGCAAGAATCTCAGATTATGCAGTACAGTGCATAAGGGACGCACGGGAGGAAAAAGGGCTTTCCTACGGCAAATTAGCGTCAATGTTCAAACTCTCAAAGTCCACCATACAGAAACTATGCAACTATGAAAGACGCGCCCAAATCCCTCGCGCTTACAAAAAAGTCACCCAGTACCTCTGTGATCAAGCGACCAGTGGGACGGCCGCAGCGCACCGGAATCATGAACAACCCCAAGGCACTTGAGGTTCTCCAGTGGCTTGCAAACGGGGGAACACTGCTTGAGTTTGCTAAGAAGGATGGAAACCCCTCCATTGCAACTGTGCATGAATGGAAAGACGAAGACCAAGATTTTAGCAGACTGTATAAGGTTGCCCGTGACAAAGGTCAGGAGGCAATGCTTGAGGAGTGTCAGACCCTGTGCGACACAGAGCCTACAGACGCAGTACAAGCCGCTTGGAGGCGTTTGCAGGTCGATACCCGGATGAAGTGCCTTCGGATGTGGAACCCCGCCCGGTGGGCAGAGCGCGTTGACATGAACCATTCCGGTGGCATCAGCCTGATGGTGGCAACAGGCGTACCGGAACGATAATGGCTCGCACCGTCAGTTTGCAGTACAAGCCGCGAGCATGGCAACGGGCTTGCCATGTCAATAAGCGCAGGTTTACTGTGTTGGCACTTCATCGTCGTGCCGGCAAAAGCGAATATGCCATTATGGAATTAATTGACAAGGCGATTCGGTTCAAGCAGGAACTTGGCCTGTTCTTTTACGTTGCCCCGTATTTGAAACAAGCAAAGGCTATTGCCTGGGCGCGGCTCAAACAGAAACTTGCGCCACTCTTGCAAGAGAACGCGATTGTTATTAACGAGGGCGACCTGCTCGTCACCTTCAAACACAACGGGTGCGTCATCCGTATATTCGGTGGCGACAACCCCGACGCAATGCGCGGTGTGCGACTTGACGGATGCGTGATTGACGAGGTGTCGCAGGTCAAGCCGGAAGTGTGGAACGACATCATTCAGCCGGCACTGTCTGACCGTCAGGGTTGGGCAATGTTCATCGGGACACCGTCGGGCATCAACCTGTTCTCCGAGTTGTACTACCGCGCACAGTCGTTGCCCGATTGGAACGCCGCTCGGTACACGGTCTTCGACACCCATGCAATTGATCCCAATGAAGTCGAACGCCTGAAGCGCGACATGCCTGAGACTGCGTTTGCTCGCGAGTATCTGTGCGACTTTGCCGCCGCCGGCGATGACCAGTTGATTAGCCTGTCTGACGCTGAACTTGCAGCAAGCCGCGAATATACGGACAAGGACATTGAAGGGTCACCCCGCATCATTGGCGTTGATCCTGCGCGGTTCGGTGATGACCGCAGCGTGATCTTCAAGCGTCAGGGTCTTGTTGCGTTTCCACCCCTTGTGTACAGGGGCATTGACAACATGGAACTTGCCGCTCGCGTTGCGGCGGTCATGGAATCTTGGGAGCCGGACGCGGTGTTTGTTGACAGTGGTGCGGGTGCAGGAGTCATTGACAGGCTGCGTCAACTCGACTTCGACCCCATCGAAGTGCCGTTTGGTGGCCGCGCCATTCAGCCTGATCAGTTTGTCAATCGACGCACCGAGATGTGGTGGGGCATGAAAGAATGGATTGAGCAGGGTGGCAAGATACCGAATGACGTTCAATTGAAGCAAGAGATGGCAACGCCTGTGTATTGGTTTGACCAGGCTGGTCGCAAGGTGCTTGAGTCAAAGGACGAGATCAAGAAGCGTTTGCAAGGTGGCGCATCACCCGACCTTGCCGATGCGCTCGCGCTGACGTTCGCATATCCGGTTCGTAAACGATCCTTATTTGACAAGTACAGGCGCAAGTCAACTGCGAACGAAGAGTATGACCCATACAAACACGTTGTCTAGTACCCGTATGCACGGTGTAGAGGGCTAATTTATGCTGACGATTCGCCGCGCAACAATTGACGATGTGGAGGTTCTTACGCATATGAGTAGGCAATTCCACAACTTCGCGCCACACGCAGCGATGATCAACGCAACCGACACGGAACTGGAAGCCGCGATCCACGCGCTCATGGAACATGGGTGCATGTTCGTCGCTGATCTTAATGGCGTAGTTGTTGCCATGCTTGGCGCAATCATCAACCCCATTTGGTTTTGCCCTCGTGTCAAAATGGCGCACGAACTCGCATGGTGGGTGAATGAGGATGCCCGTGGTAGCCGAGCAGCCATCTTGCTTGTCAAGGCTTACGAAGCGTGGGCAAAGGAACAGGGCGCAACAATGGCAACGATGTCAGACCTGATGGTTAACACCACCGTGGAGCGGATGCTCACCCGGATGGGATTCCAGACAAGCGAACGAACATACGCAAAGGAACTATAATGGCACTATTTACCGCTATCGGTGGTTTACTTCTTGGTACATCAGGCGCAATTGCCGCCGGCGGAGCGGCAGGCGCAGCAGCCGCAGCAACAGCGGCAACTGTCGGCGCGGCAGCAGTTGGAGCCGGCGCAGCAGCAGCGGGTGTTGGCATTTCAGCAGCAGCCGCAATTCAAGGTCAAGCGGCTCAACAGGACGCAATGCGTCAGCAGAAGAATGCGCAAAACCAAGCGACACGTGCAGCAGCATCACAGCAGCGTCAATCCGAAATGGCAATCAACGCTGCCAACCGCCGCTCGCCTGATGTCAGCAGCATCATGGCGGGTGCATCAAAGGCAAGTGGCGTGTCCGGAACAATGCTTACCGGGCCGGCAGGTGTTGACCCGAACTCGCTTGCGCTTGGACGCAGTTCGCTGCTAGGTGGATAAACATGAGTCAATACACTGGCGACAACAACTCGTACGAAAACGCTCCAACACGCGACAGGCTGTTCACGCGGTGGGGTCAACTCAAGTCTGAACGTGCGTC